TTTGAATGAAGACATGCATTAATAGTCTAATTTGATTCTAATTAAGGCTTCTTTTGTAAAATCTTTTGTCAATGGTTGACTTAATTTAGCTATAGCTAATAATTCATTATTATCATTATACATACCTACAGAGGTAATATAAGTTTGAGGATTATTAATTAAAGTAGTATATAATAAGTTACCATTTGCATCTATAATAGATGGATTTGTTGTATAGTTAAATTCACTATTCTTTATACGTGTAAAGAAATAACGTGAAGAAACAGTTTCAGATGACTGTAAAGTCATACTACTTGATATAGAACCAGTTACCATAGCATTGTATAATCTTAAGTAATTATAACTTGCAGATGCAGTAGCCTGATTTAAATTTGATGAACCTGTTATAAAAGGAAGGATTGTTGTTGGTGATCCTGATGTTGCATTTAGCACAATAATATTAAGATCAGGGAACATCATTCCATAATAAGAACCAGAAGAGGATGGGGTGTAAGCATTACCATTACTTCCGCTTATAATATAATATACTTCATTTTCACCTATATAGCGTGTTAAACTAGTAGTTTTACTATCATCAGTTAAGTATATAGTTTTATTTGCAGCACCACTTCCACTAGCTAAAAGTAAATTAAATGTGCCTTGTTGTAAAGATTCTTTATAACGGGCGCGAGCAAAGTTAATTATAAAAATTTGGCTTCCTGATGTTGCTCCATTATCAAAAGTAAAATTCTGAGTTTCAGTTCCATAAACTAAATTTCTATATTCACCATATACTACACGAGATGGAGTATAACCTCCAGTTACAACGTTGTTATTAATTAATGCGGATCCTGATCCAAATAAGTTACCATATTGAATACTAAACTGTACAGCTGAGCTTGAAGCGGCAGGAGTTCCGTTAAATACATTTAAATAGTATTCATTTATGCTTTGGCTATTAAACGAGGTACCTGCGAAGCTATTATTATCTTCACTAAATAAACCACGTACTACGGTTTCGGAGCTAATTACTGAATCTTCTGGATTATATCTTACGAATGACATAGTTTATATTATATTGTTGATACTTTTTGAATATTCAAAGGAATTGTAATTCTAGCACCACTATCTCTACCAACTACAGTAATTGTAGTAGTTAATGTGTTTAATGTAGAACCAAACAATGTATTAATTGTAGTACCTGTAATTGAAAATGAAGTACCAACTTGAGTTACAGATAATATAGTACCTGTTGTTGTATTAAGATTACCTGTAGGTTCAGTTGTAGTAATACCTGTACCGGTGAATGTGGATACTAAACGAGAATCAGCAATTGTTGCTGTATAACCATTAGCTTCAAATGTACTAGTAGCACCTAAGTAATTAAGTGTTTGTGGAGTAATCGTTAATGAAGCACCTTGGCGTAATGTGATACTATTATAACCTAAGTTAATAACTGGTAGTTTAGAAGTACCACGAGGTAGTGTTACTAATTTGTAACGCATTACTTGTGATTCATTTGGAATAGCTTCTAATACAGGAGTATTTTCAATTGCTTCACCATAATATGCAGATCCTGATGGGTGGTATGGATTATACAAGGTATAATCAATTTCATCATCAGCTAATGCAAACTGTGTAATTTGAAAAGAACCATCGTTACGGGCCAATAATTCACGGCCTTTCGTGGTTAGTATTGCATCTACAGTAATTGTTGTAGGGTTTAAAATTGCCATAATTTCTTATTGTGTATATACTATAAATATATTAAATTTCTAAATGTTATCCAAATAAACTGTTAAGGTCCAAAGGTTCCACCATTAATATCACTAATTACTGATTGATCATTAAGTAATTTCTGTTTTGATTGGCTAGTAATAGCATCAATATTATCTAATACACTAGGACTTATATTTTCTGGGATTAAAAACCCATATGATGTTTTACCTTCTCTTTTAGTAAATGATAATATAACATTTGTTTCATCTTGTCTTCTAGAAAGAATTAAAAAACGTGTATATGTTTTATATTGTAATTCTTGTCTAATTGTATTAGATAGATTTGTATCTAATGTTAAAACTAATTTACCTGAGCTTGTATCCGCTTTTAATATTCTGGTTTCTATAGAAGTTCCATCAGATAAATAAAGAATAGCAATATCAAAAGGTTGGATTAAAAATGGATAATCAACATCTCCATAATTTGCTGTTCCACCGTATAGGCTATTTTGAGTTCCTCCTGTGGGGTTTGGAACAAATATGTATTGACCTCCATAAAATCCACTCACACCAGTAGACATTACAATTTCATTAGCATTTATCGTTCCTGAACCTGAAAAGAACTGTAATGGAGTTGTTGTATATCCTACAGATGCTGCAAGAGAGTTTACTTTTAGATTTCCTACTCCTATTGAGGCAGTAAAATTACTTACTGTATTTCCATTCATTTGGAATTTAAATATTAATTTATCTCCTACATCTAATGATGTAGAGGGGACATTAATATTAAACGTTGTATTTGTTATTTTTTGTGCCATTTATTACTTTTAATTAACATAGTAGTCACAGTTATTATCTACAACTACTGTTAATTGTGTTCCTCCGATAGTTAATACACTACCATTAGTAGCATATTGACCGTTTATTACTAAATATGATCCCTTAATATAGTTAGTAGTAGACATTCCCATTGGAGTATTACCTGCTACATCACCGCTAGTTAAACCAGCAGTAATAGTTAAACTATTTCCAGCATTTATATTATCATCTTCACTATTTGTATTGCAAGTATTACCAGCATATCCTGTAACAAAAGCAGAAGTAATAACAACGTTGGTTGATGGAATAGCATCAGTTAATGAAAAATAAAATCTACCCTGACTATAATAAGTAAAATATAATGTTGATGTTGCTGGATCACCTGCTACAAAGAATTGTTTATCTTCTGTTATTAGTGTTTCAATACCACCTACACTTCTCCATACTTGTAAAGACCATGTAGCTTCATTTACAGGAATTGTTGATACTTCATATGTAAAAGGTAAAGTTGCTACAATAGAATGGTTTCCTGTTTCCTGAATAGAATAAGAAGCATGAGATGTTAAATTACCTGCTTTAAAAAATTGTCCTCCTTCAACTACTTGATCAAAAATTCTAGGAACAAATTTACCACTTCCACTAAAAGGATATGCATCGTTTCCCAAACCACTTCCACTTATATAAAAGTTTGTAGATAAAGAGTTTTTAGCATTAGCAGTATATGCGTTTTGAGTACCAATATTCTGAAATGCTATTGTTTGATCAGATGATGCTGTTGAACTAAAGTATAATATTGGAGTATAAGTATACCCACTATCATATACTATTTTTTCACCATCAGTTGATTTTTGATTTGAATAAAGTTGGTTGTTAAATTGAGAAATACTACCTGTATCTCCTGCTATAAAAGTATTTTGTACTTCTTGCCAATGAGAATTTCTGAGGTTTAGTTCTGTAAAATTACCTTCTTTATCTACAAGATATTTTAATACAGCGTTATTGCGATTTGGTAAAAATTTACTAGCTACTACCTCAGTAAATAAACCTAATTTAAGTACATTTACGTCTATAACAGCTGTTTTACCATATGAATTATCCCCTTGTGTATATGTGTTATATAAAGCACTTGAAAGTTTAATCCCCTCATATCGTGATAATTGATGGGTTCTTAAAGTTTCATATGAATCTTGCAGTTCAACTGGTAATAATATAAAACCTTGAGTACCAAATACAGGCTCAGCTAATTGTCTGTTTCTAGAAATTAAACTACTAGAAACATTATTTAACATTACATCAAAATCAGTATGCTTAAAAGCATATATATCACCTGCTGTTAAACTTGCAGATGGTAAAAGGTATGGATTAAATGTACCAGTTATAAAATAGTTATAAGTATTAATTAAACTACCTGTTATAACTCCAGTATAATAACCGGCTTTGCTACCACCCAATCCACTGTAGATATCTGTATATTCTGTTCCTATTGTTGGACCTGCTATACTTCCACTTGGAACATCCATTTTAGATGTTGAATTAGGATTAGCATAAACCCATTTATTTCTTTCAAGTATTGGAGAAGATATAGTTACTCCTGTTGATAAACTTGTTCTTGCAGGAACATAATCCTTCAACATTTTAAATAATGAATTATCGAAAAACTGAATTAAACGAATAAAACTATTATAATCAGTTGCTGCTAATGATCCACTTGCAGATGAAGCAGTGTATGGTAATTGTGATGAGCTAAGAGGAGATAAATATAATTGACGTTGAACTTCTAAAGTTTCATATGAACTACTATATTGATATCTAGGATCACCAATAAAATCATCTAAACTCCATGTTGGATTACTAGATACTATAGAAGCTGATGTATATATATCTATTTTGTCTTGTGGAGAAAATGAAATGTCTACATATTGTAAATCATTTGTTCTAAAATCGGCTGGGTTTGTAGGTTGGGATTGTAATTTAACATATGGAGATAAAACACTAGCTGTGGTAGAAGTACCTACAGATCTACCAACTATACTTCCTGTTACAACTCTTACTTTATCATTATTAAATTCGTTTAAAGTATTTGATTTTAAATAACCACCATACTCTTTAATAGGTAAAATACTACTTGTAATACCAAAAGTAGAAACTAATGTTTGTAAACCATAAGTTGTACCTTTGGTTTTAGATAATAAAACTAAATTATGATAAATTCTTTTGTAAGATTCAGCAAGTAAATTCTTACGTGGAAGAGCATTTAAGTAAGAACCGGTGTATGTAAAATTAGTATCCCAATTAGCACTGCCACTATTACCTATTAAAAAACTAACATTATCTACATCACCATACTGATTGTATAATTTGGTTCCTAATGATTCAAGAACATAATATACTAAATCTTTAGAAACACCTTTTTCTAGGTTATTATTTGCTAAATTAACGTTAGTAATAGCTTTTAAATATATCCAAATATTATCAAAATAATGTCCAACCATATCTAAAAAATTTAGATAAGATTCATTATCTCCATCATCTTTAATAAATGATGGAACAGTAAAAGTTAATTTATTTTGGTTATTACCATCATAATCGAAAGCACTTGATGTTGCCCAATTATACCATTCTACTGCTTTAGCAGAAGATGTTGATAATAAAGGATAAGGTAGTAAAGATCCTGTTTTTGGATAAGGAGTAATATTATATTCTAAAGAAGAAGTTAAAGTAGAACCACTTTCAAAATACATATAATATTCAAACCCATCAAATCCCGCTACTATGCTATTAATGCTTGATGTAGCTAAATTTAGATCGGTAATCATATTAGGATATAATGAAGACGATATTGTATATTGAATAATGTCTTGATTATAATCCTCAATCTTTTTTACTTTATTATAAAAATTTTTAATTCGTTTTTCTGTTGAACTAAAAAATAAAAAGTTATTAAAGTCTGAGTAATCAACATTGATATCAACACTTTGAGAAATCATTAGATTTAAAAGTTGTTGATAAGAAGATGTTGAAACATTTTGTACACTACTTATTAAACTATTAAAAGATTGATAAGGAGTTGATACATTATTTTGATTAGGAATTTCTATATTAAAATTAGGTCCTCCTAATTGAGGAATAGGAGGAGGTAATATTAATTTATCTAGATTTATATCAAAAATATATGGATTTATTTTTTCTCTTACAATCCACAATGTTGATTTTTCTTGAATATTTGTTGGAAGGGGTTCATATAATTTTAATAATATTTCATACCCAGATTCAACTTTATTAAGAGCAACATTTACAACTGTTACTTGAATATTATCACCAAAATTAGCTAAATAATCTACAAAATAATTAGGAGATGTTGATTCATTTATTAAAGATAGAGATCCACTTTCAATCTGTTCATTAGTTAAAACTGTAGATCCAACTCTTAATTCAGTCCTATCAGCAGATATTTCTTTTAAAAATAGTTCAGCTAATGGATTAGAAACTTTATTATTAAAAAAGTTATATTGTACTTTAAATTCTCCTGACGAGTAATTTAAATTTTTAAGATCATTAACAGGATCAATTTCTATTATAGGTAAAGATCCACTAGAAGGATCTATATAAGATGAAGAAGGTAATTTAAAACTTCTATAATTATAATTTAAATTTAATAAGTTCTCTCCGGCATCATATACATAATACTCAATATAATCGTTTGATAAATCAAAATCTTCTATTAAATTAAAAGGAGTAAGTAAGTTAAGATCCTCTTGAGTATAACGAGATACTTGTTGAGTACTTAATATTTCACCTACTATCTTAATATTGTTAGCCATTATCTTCCTGTTACTCTAGTTAATTCGTTAATAGTTGTTTGTGCTTCAAGTACTTGTTGTCTTAATGATGTAATTTCATTTAATAATGCTTGGATATCATCTTGACTAATACTTACTCCTAAATAATCTGCTTCTCTTTGTAAAATAAATTGATGAGAATTAACATCCCCTTCTTTAGGTATTTGGTAAAATAATTGATCATACAATTCAAAAAAATCGTTAACAGTAAAAGTAAGGATTTCATCTTCAACTCCTTGATTTAAAAGTTGAGTAAACTGAGTATTAATTACTCTAGTATACTTATCTTTGTTAAATACAGTTTTTTGTACTGGTATTTGAGACATTATCTAATAACTTTAAAAATATAATTTTGATCTACTATTACTACTTCTCCATTTGCTAATACAGATTTAATTAAAAATTTATAATAACGTTCTGGTTCTAGCCCGTTCATATATACATTAAAATAACTACCACTTACATCACAGCTTATTTTAGTATAGTTCGTATCGTAATCTACGACAATTTCTTCAGTATCCAAATCTTTTATTGACCAATATGAAGAAGAAGGTAATGCTTTATAATTTGCAAAACTCAATACAGTTCTAAAAGCTACGGGTGGATATAAATCACGTACTTTTACTCGTAAACGTTGCACTGAATCTTGTTGATATTCTGCTTTATTATTATTTATAACAAGATTATAGTAGCTAGAAGTAACTATAGTTAATCCTCCAGGGCTAAATACTGAATCATTCCATCTGATTTCTAAAGTAGGTGGATAAATAGTATGAGTAGTATCTGAGAAATATTTTGTTTCAAATTTAGAAGCCGTTGTAAATTCTATTGAAGATGAATGTTTTAAAATAAAGCCATTATTAGTTATAGATCCACTATACCATGCTTTTACCGTATTTGAAACTTTCATTTCTATATCTTTAGTAGATATAAAAGTAAAAGATTGAGTAGCTTGATATAATGAACTACTATACCATGTACAACCACCAATAGTATTATTGTATGATCCTGTTATAAGGGGAGGAAAACTACCTTGTATCCATAAATTACTCCCGGATTGGTTTGTATATTCCCAACTTACACCGTCAGTAGTAGATGGAGAATTACCCAATCGTCCAGTACCTTGGTTCCAACTAGCGGCTATAGGATGACAAAATACGGTATAATTAAGTGGAATTTGAGAAGCATCAGCTAAATATACTTTAAGGTAAGCATCAAAAGAGCTAGTACCTACTTTATTTTGAATGATGTCTAATATTTCACTTGATGGAAATTGAATTAAAGGACGAGATACTTCATTAGTACCATCAATAGATTCATAGGTACTAAGTTCTAAGATTTCATCAAGTCCTGTATTTAAAGCAGGATAAAATGAGTAAAGAGTTGCACTCTTTTCTGGAAATATTTTGTAAATAGCCATAATTAGTAATTACTACATATAAATATGGTAACTACTAACCTATTTTATGCTAACAAAGCATAATATTCTTTAAAGTGTTTAATACGATCAGCAAGACCAATAGTACCACCGTTAACACGCTTAGTGATTTGTGTAACAACTGCGTCAGTTGCACCACCATCAGCCAATTTATGTAAACCGTTTTTATTAAAGAACCATGCTGCTGATAATAATGCATATTTGTCTGCTACTACTGTTGGATCTACTGTTAAATCTTCGTTGATTGACTTACCGAATGCAGTGTAGTTGTCTTTACCAGTTAATTGGATATAACCACGACCACAGAATTTAGCACCTTCACCAGACGCTTCAGGACCATTACCCATTCTATTACCATAAACTTTATTAGCAATTTTTTCAGGTTTTCTAGCATATGCTGCAGCTGATGCTTCTGTTGGAAAATATTTTCTAAATGTGCCTGTTAAGCCTTTAGCACTATAATTTAAATTTTCTTTTGTTAAACGGAATCCACCAGATTCATGACCACATTGAGCTAAGAAATGAGCTAAACGTAATGAAGTATTGATTTGAAATTTTTCCATTACAGCTGGGATTTGAGATATTACAGCTTCAGGAATATGTCCTTTTAATTTGTCTAAATTCATACTTTGTTGGTTTACTATAAATATTATTGAACTACTACTCTACCTTGAATATCAGTATTTGGATATCTAACTTCAAATACAGCTGGATCTACTGAAGGATATATATTTCCTTGTCTTATTGCTCCTGCTATATCATATCCATATTGAGAATAGGTATTTCCTGTTGAGTCTTGTTTATTTATAATTTCAAGTTTAACTACAGATTGTACTCCTCTAATTTGTAGCAAATTAGAAGTTATATCAGATAAAACAATAGGTTGATTTACTTGCCATTTATCTATGTTAAAATAATTTTTTAATATACTTACGCAATTAGTTAATACATCTTTATTACTATATCCACTTAAAATAGTAATATCAAAATTAATACCAATATTAATATAATAAGCATCTCTAATATTAATAGCATCCGTAACCATTCGATATTGATTTATATAGGTTACTAAATTGTTTTTTAAAGTATCAGAAGCTTGAGTTAACTGTTTATTAGAATTATAAGATAATATGTATAAATCTAGAGTTAAAGGATTATTATTTTGAGTAAAAGAAACAGTTTGTTGAGGATTTTTACTTATTTCTTGAGAAATATAAGCTTTAGATACAGTGCCGTAGTTAGCAGGCATTGATAATGCTCTTACTATATAATCTTCTTTAGTTACTGCTCTTAATTGAGTTGAATAAGAATAAAGAGCATTTTGACGAATTTCATCTGTTGTATCACCATTTCTTCCACCAGAAGAAGGAAATGGATTAGAGGATGCAATACTATTCAATACTGATGATGATAAAGGACCAGGAGTATTTTTAAAATAAATACCCGTTGTATCAATAAGAGTAATATCATTAGCTGGTACATTTGATGTAATTCCACCTCCTACAAGATATTTTGCCGTTAATGATCCTGAGGGGATTAAACCATATTCTTGGGTAAAGAATATGGAAGCTTCATTATAATTATTAGTTAAATTTGAAATCCCAGGTACAGACCCAGCCTGTATATTTTCGGGGGTTGGTATAATCTGAGAATCAGTTTTGTTATTAGTTAATCCTGCTCCAAATTCTAATTGTAAAGTATTATCAGAAAGAATTCTAGATACATAACGTTTTGGAACTCTTTGTAATTGTAATAAATAAGGTACTTGATCTGTTAGAAAATTTGGATTTGATATACTCTGAAAAATAGAAGATTGGGCTAAATAAGGAACTTCATACCAAAAATTTCCATCACTACCTGTTACATTTAATATTTGTATTATATTACTATCAGTTATAGTTGCAGTTGCAAATTTTTGATTAGGAATTGTATTAATAACAGCTTCTTTTATTTCAGCTGATATTGAAGGGACTTGTTTTTTAAATAAATAATAATCTGAGTTTACAAATGTAATTTCTGTGCTACTTGTAACTGTAAAATCAATAGTTTGTGTTGTTAAAAATTTAGTACCTGTTGATGTTGATGTTAAAACTGTATTTGAAGGAATAATAAGTCCATAAGTATTATAATCAGGAGTTATAACACCCGCATTATTTATAGAAGGTATCAATTGATATACATCAATAATAGCAGTAGATGCATATGTTGATTTTGGGCGATAACCCATAACATATGACATAGCATACAAATTTTCTTTCTCTTTAGCATATAATAAAAAATTTTCTTGTACTTGAGTATCTAGATAAAAAGACATTACATCTCCTACATAAGAAGCCATTTCGATAAACATGTTACCGGGTGTAGCCTCAGAAAAGTCATTATACGTTGTTGGAAAATATGTTTTTGCATATTGTTGCAACGTTGATTTAAAATCAGGAAATGTTTTATTTAAATACGATATGTTTATATCTTCACTATTAGCCATTATTAGTTAAATTGTACTGTTACTTGATCAGGAGCATTTGATATGTTAATTATATAATCAATATATAAAGCAATTGTGTTATAATCTGTATTAGGAATCACTCTAATATTAGTCACCGTAACTTCAGGAACAAATATAGATATACTTTCTGCTAAGCTATTAGTTAATAATTCTAAATTGTCTTCACTAATACCTTCAAATATAAATCTTTTTAAATTACATCCAAAAGTAGGATTCATTACACGTTCACCAATATCTGTTAATAATAAATTAACTAAATTAGATTTAATTTGGTCTTTAGTAGTATAAGTACTATTAAAAACACCAGGACCATTAAAAGGCAGTGATACCCCAATAGCAATATTCTTTTGTAAATCTAACGGATTTACACGTATTGTTTGAGGTATTGGCATATTAATCTAATTGTCTTAATCCTGATCTGTCCATTGGTGTCATATTTGCAGCAGCATCAGCAATAAAAGCAGCAAATGGATTTACTTTATTACCAGTAGCTTCATCAACAGCATCAATAACTTTTAATTGTTGTTGTGGTTGTTGGAAACCAAAGGCTTCACCCATTTTACTACGTAATGATGCTCTAACATCTGGGTTACCAGGCATTACATCAGCGCTAGTATAACTCATTGCTTTACCTTCACGCAATGCTTTTTTTTCTTGTTTAGCCATGTGCTCTTCAAGAATGTATGGTAACTCTTCATGAATAGCATCAACTACGGCCTCTTTAATTAATTTTTTAAATACTTTGATGTTCATAATTATAAATATTTTATCCTTGTAAATTTCGTTGATCGATAACTAGTTTTAATTGATCTACTAAGTCTTGTGGATCTAAAGTAAATGATAATTCACTTTTTAATACCTCCACCCCGTCACGATCAATTGCTACGGCATAACGACGTTTATTACCCTTAACTTCAAATATTTTATTTTCCTCTGTTTTAATTACAAATTTAAACCCTTTATAAGGAGGAAAATTATTAACCCCTACTGGTGAGAAAAAATTAGTTAAAGTAGTAAGTTGTTGTTGGTTTAAATTAGTTAAAGATTTATCTGTTAAATTTTGACTTATATCTTTTATTCTTAATATTAGTTCCTCTAATTTTATAATTTCATTTTCTAATGATAT